GAACAACGGAAAGCCACAGCAGACAGCGCAGCAGATCGCAGACAAGTACAAGGATGTTCTGGAACTTCCAGAGATGGAAAAGCCTGAGTTATAACAATATGTTGTAGTCTCTGAGATTAACACACAATATATAGCAATGTTCAATGTTCTTTTAGGGTGTACCCATAATGCACACATGCGGAAACGTGAAAAGTTGTGCAATATGACGAAGAAAAGCATAGAAATTCTCCTTGGCTACTGCCGAAGGCATCCGAAAAACAGCGTTAAGACCGGGACAACGGGAACTCATGGGGCAAAGGGTTGCCCGGTCAGCGTCACCAGAAGCATACCCGGGAGGGGGTGTATATGGATGCCCCGAACGGCCTAATGAGTGCCCCGACCACCCGAAATTTTAAAAAACGCCCTTTTAATAACAAACCCCCAACATGGCAGAGATAGTGGTTGCAACACGACAAGCCGTAAGCCTTAATGGTTTCTCTGCCAAAACAAAAGGCAATACCAGAAAAGGTAGGTATGAAGAATGAATGAAATGATAATTTTTAGCAATCCTGAATTTGGAAATGTAAGAACTGTAATAACAGACGGTAATCCGTAGTTTGCTGGTATAGATGTAGCGACAGGCCTCGGGTACCAAAATGGTAGTCAAGATATTCAATGACAAGGCCTGATTAGAGCATAAAAAAAGAGAACCATTACGGCTCCCTTTTCAAATCGTCACTATTAAATTTCACGATAACATCTGGGATTGCTTCAACGGCAATCTGACATCCAAGAAAATCCAGAATTGCAATAAGCTCATTTGCAGAAAGCGTTTCTCTGGAAAACTTGTTTGCAAGTGCTTGTGGCGAAGTACCTAGATGCTCAGCCACTTGAACATTTGTTATTTTCTTCAGCTTCATGATTTGCTTAACTTTTTGAGATACCATGACAACACCTCCTATCTACATAATAAACGCAAATGTTATAAAAATCAAACAAAATTCACTTAAACGTGTATTTTACTATTGATATAGCACACCCTATGGTGTATAATTAAACCATAAAGAAACGGGGGCGTGTATATATGAAGATAGGATATGCAAGAGTATCAACAGTAGATCAGAATGAAGCAAGACAGATGGAAGCACTGAGAGAAGATGGAGTTGATAGAATTTACATGGACAAGAAATCCGGCAAAGACTTTAACCGTCCTGAGTACCAGAAGATGATTTCAGAACTGCATAAAGGAGATGTGCTGGTAATTCATTCGATTGACCGACTTGGAAGAAACTATGAAGAGATTATTACTGAATGGAGAAAAATCACAAAAGAGATTGAAGCAGATATTATTGTACAAGATATGCCATTGCTCAATACTTCACAGAACAAGGATTTGACGGGAACCCTGATCGCAGATATTGTTTTGCAGCTTCTTTCATATGTAGCACAAAGAGAAAGGGAAAATATCCGTCAGCGTCAGAAAGAAGGTATTGCAATTGCAAAAGCTCGGGGCAAGTATAAAGGACGTGCAAAGAAAGAGATTGACAAAAAACTCTTTGAAGATACTAAAGCCAGATGGCAGAATGGTGAGATTACAAAAATTCAATTCGCTGAGATCATTGGAGTTTCCAGAGGAACATTATACAAAATCTTAGGGGAGGAAAAGGATGATTGATTTTACAAACAAGGCTATTACTACAAAAAGTGATTTAGAATCAGAACAGTTACTTAAAAAAGCTGTGGCACAAGGGTTTGGATTACCAAAAGGCGAAAAAGCTTTAATTACTAACAGATTCTTTAGATTTATCGGAAGTCCATATAAGCAGATTTTAATTCCAGCAACGATAAGCCATGCAGAATTTGACCAGGCTATTTCTTACACGGATTTGTTTGGTGATCCTGAAACGGAATTAAGAAAAATTGTTGATTCAGCTACAAGATGGTGCAGAGCTTATGGATATGAGCATTTAAGCATATTTGCAAATGAGGGAATAGATAAATTTTCTGGCAAAGGACTTGCGAAAGCTCCAGAAGGCATTATTCAGCGTGTTGATGTTGATGTAATGAAACCAAGAAAGATTACTATTGCCGAGTTGGAAAAACAACTTGGATGCCCGATTGAGATTGTTAGTTAAGGACACTGCTTATGAGAAATAATAAACTCGAAGGTGAATCAATCAGAATCCGGTTGCCGTACCAACTGGAACAAAGACTCATAGCTGAGAAGAACCGAACCGGCAAAAGTATATCACAGATCACAAGGGAAGCCCTGGCAGAATATTTTCGGAGAAGGTAGACAAATGTCGATACTTGAAAAATTCTTAAAAAATAAAAAAGGCGGCTTGGTCGTACAGGATGAAAGTCAGAATCTTTCAGATAAGATTATCTTAAATAACGAGATTGAGATAACAAACCACAAGAAATCCGTTCTGGAAGACGGTAGGTTATACGACACATCAAAAGCAGAAAAGGTTTTTAGTGATCCAACAAGCGTAAATTGTATTTGTTTTAGTATATCAAGATGCAGAACTTATTTTTTGACAAAAAACGGAAGATGGTTTTCTGCTGATGAAGATACGGAACGTGTTAGTGGTAAAATTTCTGAGGGCGAGCGAATCTGCATTCGGGATATAAAAGTATTTACTACATATAGCGATCTTCGTATAGAGGAAAAATATACAGTCAAAGACTTACTCGGGAAAAACGATTATGAATTGTACAAGAAATATTTTGGGGAGGTAGAGGAAGCATGAAAAGATATTACATTTTTTTCGAAACGCATGAAGATAATACATATCTTGAAATTTATGCCGGATCTGATGAGAAATTCGAAAAAAGAGAAAATATGATAAAAGTTCAGGGAGAAAATCTCTGGTACACCAGAGATTTTGGCAATACTTGGGAAAAAGTCGAATTAAAAGGAAATGATGTTGAAGCGGAAACAAAATCAGAAAAGAAAGAAGATGCATCGCTTCCAGACGAACCAATTGACGTGGCGTCCATGCTGATTAATGCAACGATAACTGTTGAACCTGACAATTTCGGTCCGTTATCACCATTACGGAATAAAGGATCACAGACCTTCGCAAAATACGACACAAATCAGCTTCAGGAGATTGCAGACCATCTTCTGACGTATTGCAAAGCGCAGGAAAGGGGATTCAAAGATGCCTGTTGTGAAAATTATAAATCCGAGTCCGTATGATTGGAGAGGTACGCAGTGTTTTATTGATGGGAATAAAGTCCCAAGAGTAAAGTCTGTTGATTTCCATGTTGCAATTGATGAAGTTCCGACATTTGTATTCGAGATGATGGCAGAGCCGGATATTGAAATGGAATGTCTGGCACAAATTAGTTTCACTTCTCAATCAATTACTGATGCAGTTTCAGTTTTAAGGCATGAACTGTTACAACACGGGGAAATTTACCACGGCTTCAAAGCAAGCCTAAAATCGGCCTTAGAGCATTACAATTACTGTGGATTACCATTTGAGCCGGAAGAAGAAATCGCAGAGAAGATACTTAATTTCATGATTGGAGAGGAACAATGAGATTACCATTAACCATTATCGCAGTGGCAATTAATATTCTGATATTTACTACATTAGCTGCATTTTTGATGAGCCGGAATTACAAAGGCAATCAATTTTCCACAGCATTCTTCTTGTTGATGGAAGCAGGAATGATATTTAATACAGTTTTGATTTGCACAGCGAGGTAAAAATATGCTTTTAGCATTTCCAATGCAGATTATCCTGTTCATTATCGAAGAACGGGTTAATCATATAAGCAATGCGAAAGGATACGCTTGTCCCGTAGTGAAGCGGTACGCAAGCAAACGATCGAGACATCCGATTTAGCAAACATGACTCTACAAAAAAGAGAACAACTTAGTTATTTAAATGCTGAATTCTCCACATAAGTTGTGTTGCAATTGTAGAGCACATAATAAAAATATTATCACACACTCAATTCTTTCTCCTGCTTTTGTAATGGTGCGGAGTGGGAGAAAGATTCTAGGGCTATCGCCAAAAGGTAAGGTAACGGACTTTGATTCCGTCATGTGTGGGTTCGAATCCCACTAGCCCAGCTTGCTAGGTTGCGCATGTACCTGACAATGGTTTATTTTACATAGACCCTCCGACGAAAACCCATCTAGCTCAACGGAGCTGATTAAAGGGGCTTCAAATGTCCCGGATGGGAATCCTCGTAAAAACGAGGTACTCTATTTAGCCATGACCTTTGTTGCGGCTGGTGGCAAAGAACCGCAACAGTAGAAGCAAATCAACTCAAAATCTGCAATCCGGGAGACTGCTTCTACTCAGGAAATTTAGTTCAGCGGTTAGAACGCCCGGCTCATAACCGGGAAGTCCTGAGTTCGAATCTCAGAATTTCCATTTCTTCCTTGAATGCTGCTTATCCGATATGTAAGCAGAAAAAACTTCTGATTGAGCGATTGGATTTTTGCTATCAATGGGAATGATACGGCATTGCTCGTATGGCGAAAAGCTACCGGTCAGAAATGTCTCTGAGTTCAAAGAATTTAGTGCAGCGCACACTGAATAAGGAAGTTTTTAAGAGACACAGATAGGCATAATTATCCAATACGAAACAACTCCGTGGAGCATACCACGGTTACCAAAAAGCCGTCAGGTTGGCAAAAATACGATAGTCCAAGTTATGAAAAATTGCCTAGTGGAACGCATAACACGAAAAAATCATTGCTAACCCGGAACAATCTCCGGGTTCTGGGGGAATAATACCATAAGGGGCAGAGGGCTGATTAACAGTACCAGGGCGGTTCAACTCCGCATTCTCCCATTATCCAATCTGTAAATATTGGATATGAGGAAGCTGTCCGAGATGTAAGAAACAGTCGGCTTGTGGATTGCCGGTACAAATACGCTGAAAATCCACACAAGGCAGGGTAGAGAAGCGGAATCTCGCAAGGTTCATATCCTTGAGAACGGCGGTTCAAATCCGTCTCCTGCAATTAATTTGGTCGGAATTATGCTGTCTGTATACAGGCGGTCTATGATTCGGCTGAATTTATCTCATGAGAAAAGGTTATTGCTTATCCTGTTGTCTGGTGTCCGGACCGAAAAGCATGATGGAATGTAGCTCAGTGGTAGAGCAATGGCCTTGTAAGCTATGTGTCGCAGGTTCGATTCCTGCCTTTCCGATTCCATATAGTGGCGGAACTATTGACAGTGATGAATCTGATACAATAGAAAGGCAGACGCAGAGGATAGTACATCGTAATGGGGTGAGCATGTGTCTTTGGACATGGGATGTACATGGAAGTTCGAATCTTCCCTTTTCAACTCCTACGAATTGCCATCGTAGGAATAAATTACTCCTAAGGTATAGTTTGGTTTCCAGCACTCCACGTTGGGTGGCTAGTTACGGTTCAAGTCCGTGTGCTGGAATTTTTGTTTAGAGAGGTGGCTTATGGAAGAAAAAGATTATTGTTGTACATGTAAATGGTACGCGACATACGAAGGCGTTTGCTGTAATGGTGACAGTGAGCATTGCGCAGATTTTAGATGTCTTGATGATAGCTGTGAATGTTGGGAAGAAATTAAAGATGAAGATAATGGGCAAAGAAATCAACGATGAATGTTCCAAGTGCGGAAATATTCTCGAATGCGAGTTGTTCCGTCAAGGACATGGAATAAAACAGGAACGTGAGAATGTAGCGAAGATGATTGAGTGCCAGATGAAACATAGGGAAGACAGGGAGAAATGAGATTATGGAAAATGATTTATTGTTACGAGATAAACGTAAATGTCCACTTTGTGGAGGAACGGCAATCAATACAGGAGTGGATATCTTTGGCGGCGACGTAGATGCTGCAGGTTTGAGAACTGATGCAGAATGGATTTGTACAAACTGCAAAACTGAATTTAATAGTGAATTTTGTCTCGAATCTGATAGGATTAAGACGATTTATAACGCAAAGGCCACATTACTTGATAAAAAAGATTGTCAACCTAACTTTCTTGGAGAGTCAAGCACTAATAGAGGAATGTGGTGATATAAAATGATTAAAATTTTAGTTCCTGGAACATTAAAAAGAATAAATTGCGGAAAATGCGGAGCAGTGTTGCAATACGATGAAAAAGAAGATGTTAAAGAAGAATGCATAGAAAAAATGTTTTCTACAAATATGCCATCTGGACGTGGACGTAAGCAGAAATATATCATATGCCCACAGTGCAAGAATAAAATAGTTACGTGGTCTACAAGATAGGAGAAGATGCCATGATTAAGAAACTCTGCAATCTCTATATAAGACACAAGACAAAAAATCTCACGAGGATTCGTTTCAGAAAGACGGAAAAGAAAACAGTTGCATGTTATATACCTTGCATCCAGACATCGCAAATGATTTAGTTTTGCGTAAGAAATTGTGTGAATGCGTGGACTATATCCGTGATAACTATGATATGGAAACGTTTACCAAAATCTAAGGGAGGCAGTTATGAGAATTGAAGACATGGCAACATGGACAGTAGATCAGTTGAAAGAAGAACTTGTTCGGTTGGCTGATGAGAGAGAATCAAAGCAACATGAAATTCTTGACAAAAACGAGAAAATCAATGAGCTTCAGACGGAACTGGATAAAATGTGTGATTATAGCAATGATTTAAAAAGGCAGCTGAATAAAAATGCAGATATGCCATTTTACGACGAATCCGCAGAAATCGCAAAATACCGCAGACAGCATCAGGACGATTGCATTACGATCAATCAATTAGGAACTGCACTTGATGTAATTATTGACCGATATGCAAATCTTAGAAAGACTCATGGGGTGAGTTGATATGGGCGAAAAAGACGAAAAACAGTACTTTCTTAAAAAGCCAGATGGTGAGTACTGTCCGATTACCGAAATAGCAAACGTTCCAGAACACATACCACCTAATTATAATGACGATTTACCGAATTTCAGTGAATACGAATCATTCACTATAAATTTTAAAATGAATTCAAATACTAAGAAAAGATTATTCTGGACAATATTTGCACCGGATAAAATAAATCGAAATAATTTTAGAAAAAATCATGGAATTCCGATGATACGCAGAGTTGCAGGACGAAAAGGAGTAAGAAAATATAGATGAGCATCAAATCAGCATTTGAATCTGAGGGGATAGATTTCTCTCAGGCAATGAACCCACCGGAGCCGTGGGACGGACGGGCATTAATAAAGAACATCAATGGCAAACTGTGGTATTGTTGTCCTTTTTGCGAGAAGAAAGCACTTCTGATTAGCCCAGAGACAAAAATCCAGCATCTTAAATTGAAGTGCAAGGGTAGTAACTGCAAGAAAGAGTTTGAGGTGAATGTATGAAAAAATATGGTGTAGTGAACTATCCAATTAAGATTATTGATGAAAAAATCATTAATGCACTAGCTGACATTGAAGTACATCATGAAGAAGGCAGACGGATTATTTGGGTAGAATGCGTCATGAATTACACTGATCTTCCGGAGGAATGCATTCTTGAAATTGGATGTCTTAAAAGAAAATTCAAACTCATGCATATCGACTCAGCTACAACAGAATCTGGAATCTATAAACTTAAATTTATGTTTGAGCGAGTAGAAGATGTAAATGAAAAAGACGAGTGGTGGGATTCGCTTAGAAGCATTGTGAGGTGAATGTATGAAAGAATTAATTAGACCTGTTCCAATTGAAATCGTTGATCTTGGAATAGAAACTCACGCACAAATTGAGATTGAAGAAATTCTTCTTACATCATTCCCACCAATTCAAAAAACTATTTTAAAATTCAGCACTGAATGTACCGTATTTGATCTTAGAACTGAATACTCGATAAAAATAAAAAATGATGATGCAGTGATAAAATGTTATAGGGGGAACACTTTAAACACTTTCATTCAGAAAGACGCAGGTGAAAGAACTGTTGCTGAATGGCGCAAGGTTATATCGCGTTCAAAAAACACTCCGGACATTGTTAAAGCTATTGATTCTATAAAAGTGCCTGATGAAGATGTTATTAAATCAGTTGCCAGTGATTCAGAAGAACTTCAAAAAACTAAGCCTATGGAACTGGACGAGCTTTCGGAAGAAACCAAGTTTAGAATTTATAAATTAATTGTAAATGAAATTGGAAAGCATTTTTACAATTGTGAGATGCGTATGTCATATAAAGACTTTATACTTGTTGAGGATTGCATCAGAAAAGTTTTGCAAGGAGAACAGGATGAACACAAAACGGATTAAATGTATTTTGACAGGTAGATGCAAATTCAAAAGTTCGGATACAGAATCGAAATGTAATGACAAAGAAAAAACTTGCACTATTACAGAAACTTGCTGCAAATGCGGAAAGAAATATACAGCGGTATTTACTTACAAACAATTAGGTATTCCAGATTGAGGTGAATGCATGATTTCAATAGAATATGTACCTGTGCAAATTATAGAAACAGGCGAAAAAGTAAAAGCACGGATTGAAATTGACCCATTAAAAAAAGAAGTTACATATATCAAGCTCCAATCTCAAAGAATATGTAATTACGATACATGCCTTATTAAAATTGGTTCAAAAATAATTCCGTTTGATCTCATGAACGTAGAAGAAGGCATACCGCTCAAAATAACACTAGAATGTAAAGAAGAACTGCCTTATTTAGAATGGCTGTTAATAATTAATAATGCATTCCGAGGAATCACAATAAAACAAACTGCATCAGAATGGTCTGATATATACAACCAAAAACCAATTGAAAAAGATTATCTTACAGATGACCAGAAAATCAGGATACATAAATTGTTACTGAAAGAAATTGATATATATTTTCGTTCTAAGAAAACCAATATGTCGTGTTCTGATTTTATCGCAATTGAAGAAATTATTATTAAAGTGCTGGAAGGAGAATAATCATGAAAAAAATAACCGTTGTAATAACAGCTTTAGCGCTGACACTTGGAATGGCAGGGTGCCAGTTTGCCACAAGAAATTGCGGCGGAAATACAACATTAGAGTTGGAACCAAACCAAAAGTTAGAGGAAATTACATGGAAAGATGATTCACTATGGTATCTCACACGCCCTATGACTGATGATGATATTGCCGAGACTCACACATTCCAGGAATCTTCTAATTTCGGAGTATTTGAGGGTAGCATAACTGTTGTTGAAAGGAAAGGATAAATCATTAATCAGAGAGCCAGAAAGGAGCGCCATTATGAGCGACTTGAAGATATTTACAGAAAATATCGAACCTGAAGCATTAAATCAGATTTATGCATTGATAAAACAGCCTGCATTTTCTAAATGCAAAGTACGAATCATGCCAGATGTTCACGCAGGAGCAGGATGTGTAATTGGCTTTACTGCTGATCTCGGAGATAAAGTAATTCCGAACATTGTTGGCGTGGACATTGGATGTGGAATGCTTACAACACAAATTCCTGCTGATGTGGGAACAATAGATTTAAAAAACCTTGACGAAGTAATAAGAAACAATGTTCCGGCAGGAAGAAATGTACGTGACGAAATCATAAATTTTGAAGAATTAGAAGAACTCCACTGCTTTCATCAGCTTAAAAATATCGAATGGATTCGCAGGAGTCTTGGTACGCTTGGGGGCGGAAATCATTTTATTGAAGTTGACACTGATTCGAAAGGGGTAAATTATCTTGTCATTCACACTGGAAGCCGCAACCTTGGAAAACAAGTAGCTGAAATATATCAAAAAATTGCCATAGAAGACATGCAGGGTACAGACAAACTCGAAACTGAAATACAAAAATTGGTGAAAGAATACAAACGTTCTGGCAGACACAAAGAAATTCAAAATGGCATTGATGAATTAAAACGAAAATGGAAGCCTGGCAAACTAGGTATTCCGAAAGAATTATGTTACTTGACGGGAGAACACAGAAAACAATATCTGCATGATATGAAAATCTGTCAAGAGTTTGCGAGAATAAACAGGCGGTGCATACAGTCAGCTATATTCTACAGCATGAATTGGACACTCCAAAGAAATACATCGTTCGACACAATTCATAATTATATTGACCACGATACAAATATTGTTCGGAAAGGTGCAATATCAGCTAAATATGGTGAGAAAGTTCTTATTCCAATGAATATGCGAGACGGATGCATTATCGCATTCGGAAAAGGAAACGAGGACTGGAATTGTTCAGCCCCGCATGGCGCAGGACGTATTATGAGCCGATCAAAGGCAAAAGAAAATATCTCATTAGAAGAATTTAAGGAGTCTATGGACGGGATATATACAACATCCGTTCAGAAATCTACGATTGATGAAAGCCCTATGGCTTACAAACCACCGCAAGAAATTATTGATAATATCAAAGATACCGTAGAAATAGTTGATATTATCAAACCTATATATAACTTCAAAGCAAGTGAATAACAGTCAAAGAGCCACATGAGAGCCAGACTAAATCCTAAAACAAGAGGGGAGGTCTGGTTCTTTTTTTATGAGCAATTATACAGAAGGTTCGCTTGAATGGTACCGTTCAATACTGATCAGAATTATCAACGATGATATGTCAATCTTACAGAATCAAAAGGATTGCCTTGATTTACTTTTGAATATGAATATTGACCTTCCTTTCAAGGATAATCCAGATGCACGGAATATGGCAATGAAAGTCAGTCGGTACGCTCACAATGAAGTTGCGAAACAGGCAGCGGTTACAGGAAACGGTTCATTTGACGATTTGTACTGGCAGTATTTATTGATGGAAGCACAGAACTATCAGGTTGACAGCGGGCTCCTTTACCTTGAAAAGAACCGAATCCCGAAAGAACGATTCTACGAACCACGAAGAAATGTGTTCTTACAGCATAACATCATAGGTTCACTGCAAGACCTGATGGATGACAAACTAGATATATTTGCATTAAGCGTACCTCCGGGTTGTGGCAAGAGTACTCTGGAAGATTTCTTTTTATCATTGGTAGGCGGATGGTTCCCGAATGACTTTAACCTGTCTTCGGCACACAGTAGCATTCTGACACGTTCCCTTTATGATGGTGTTCTGGAAATTATCAATGATCCCGTGGAATACACGTGGCATGAGGTATTTCCGAACGTAGAAATTCAAGGAACAAATGCAAAGGAAACTACAGTCAATCTCGAAAGAAACGGACGATTTAAGACATGGACATTTCGTTCTATTGATGGCTCTTTGACTGGTGCCACTAGATGCAATAGATTTCTTACTGCCGATGACCTTGTGTCTGGTATTGAGGAAGCATTGAACAAAAATAGACTTGATACTCTCTGGACAAAAGTGGTAAATGATTTGCGTTCCCGTAGACTTGAGGGATGCAAAGAATTTTATATTGCCACCAGATGGTCAGTGCATGACCCTATCGGAAAACTGCAACAACTATATGCCGGAAACCCACGGGCAAGGTTTATTGCAGTGCCGGCTCTTGATGAGAACGGCAAAAGTAATTTTCTATTTACGGTAAATGGATTCTCAGAGAAATATTTCAATGATGCTAAAGAATCCATGGATGAAATTTCTTACAACTGTCTTTATCAGCAACAACCGGTAGAACGTGAGGGATTATTATTACCGCCGGATAAATTAAAACGATTCTTTTTCAGTAAAGAAGACGTGCCGGATGGATGCGCGGATGAATACATTATCATTCCAGATAAAGATGCAGATGCAATATGGGCGGTATGTGATACAAAAGATAAAGGAACCGACTTCGAATCATTACCGATTGCATACCAATACGGAGATAAATTTTTCTTTCCTGATGTGGTGTTTGATGACACTACAGACTATGACATTTTGGATAGAAAGACAGCAGATATTTTGATAAGACATAACCCACATAAGATTCGTTTCGAATCAAATAATGTCGGAAACCGTGTGGCACACAATATCCAGAAAATGATTACTGGAAAATGCAGAGCTGAAATTGAGACAAAACCAACGTCGGCAAATAAAGAAACAAAGATTCTTGTAAATTCGGACTATATAGCAAAACATTTTTATTTTCTGCATCCAAGTCAGTACAAAGCGAAATCTGATTACGGATTATTTATGGCTAATGTAACTACGTACACTACTAGGGCAAAAGTACCACATGATGACGGAATCGATTCTTTGGCTATGATGGCTGAGTACGTACAAAATCCATTAGGTGGAAAAGCAACGGCAATGCAGAATCCATTTTGGGGGAGGAGATAGCATGGATATAAAGGAGTATCTGAATCAAATTCAACGATACGAAAAAATTATAAATAACAAACTGGAAGAAATCGAACACTTAAAATTGCTTGCTACTAGCATTAGTGCTTCGACGTATGGCATTGAACGCGTTCAAACTTCTGGAAGCCAAGATAAAATAGGCGATACAATTGCAAAATTGGTGGATGCGCAGCGAGAACTAGCTGACAATGTGGTAGAGCTTATGGAGAAAAAACAGAAACTTATAGATGTTATAGAGTCTGTGGAAAATCCCCAGTATTATGATTTTTTGTATAAACGATACGTAGAGGGAAAAAAGCTAACTGTCATTGCAGATGAAATGGAATACAATGAAGAATATATTAAACAATTCCACGGGAAAGCAGTAAATTACGTAAAAGAAATGCTTAATTTCAAAAGCTAACACCTTTTCTTACTGAATATAACTTTCCGATTATGTATAATATATGATGAAAATGTATGAAGCATCGGGTGAAAACTCGGTGCTTTTTTCATGCTCAAAAACAGGAGGTATAGGCAGTGGGAAGAAACAAAAGTAATTTTGTTGACCTATGCCAAGGCGATTTTGGCAGAAAGACTGCCTACACTGGCGTAGCTCAAATTACTACCGAAAATGTTGTTCAAGTTCTATCTGATACGATTGGCACACATAATCGAAACAGAATGATGATTAATTATCTTTATCGGTATTACAAAGGTGATCAACCAATCTTATATCGAGAAAAGCTTGTGAGACCGGAAGTAAATAACAGAGTTGTCGAAAATCACGCTCTGGAAGTTGTCAAGTTTAAGACAGGGCAAATATATGGAGAACCTATTCAATATGTCTGCAAAAAGAAAAAAGCAGATAAAAAGATAAATGAACAAGTCGACCTGTTGAATGATTATCTGGACGAAGCAAATGCGGATGCCCGAAATATTCAGCTTGGAATATACCAGAGTGCCGTAGGAACTGCATACAAGGCAATTCTGCGAGAAGACGATTGGACAAAAGACCGTGATTTACCACCATTTAGAATTTTTATTCCGTATCCGGGAGATGTTTATATTGTTTATTCCAGAAACACAGGAAAAGCAATGCTATCTGTTCAAATATTGAAAGATGAAGAGAATCAGCAATATTACCTTTGCTATTCTTCAAATCAATATTTCAAGATAAAGAACGGACAAGTAACCGTCAGCGGCATTAATGGCTTTGGAGGAATCCCCATTGTTGAATATCCGAACAACCACGACCGGTTATCTGATGTCGAAATTGCAATTACAGCATTTGATGCGATCAACAAGTATCAGTCGGATAGATTAAACGGTGTTGAACAGTTTGTTCAAGCATTTATGAAATTTAAAAACTGTGAAATTGACGAGAATGAATTTTTGAAAATGGTCAAGCTTGGAGCAATATCTGTAAAAGATGCTGGAAACGGTGTTCAGTCAGATGTTGACTTGATGACTGCGGAATTAAATCAGTCAGAAAGTCAAGTTGCTAAAGATGATATTTACAACAATATGCTGATTGTAGAAGCGATGCCAAACCGCCAGAGTAATACCGGTGGTGATACTGGTAATGCAGTATATTTACGTAACGGATGGGATTTCGCAGAACGAGACGCAAAATTGGTAGAAGCATTTACGAAAGAAGCTGAAAAAACATCTGCCAGAATTATTTTGAATATTATCCGAAAAACTTCAATGGATGTAAATATCTCGACCAGAGACTTTGATGTAAAAATCACCAGAAACCCGACAGATAACATGCTTGTCAAAGCGCAGGCACTTGATTATCTGTTCAAAAATAAAATTCATCCGCTGATTGCATTGATTACTTGTGGATTATTTAGTGATCCGCAAAAAGTATACGAAATGAGCTTACCATATCTTGGAACTGTTTATCCTGAACTGGCAAACCCAGACGCAGAAATGCAAAAAGCACAAGAATTGATTAAAGATTTTAGTCAGAAATCAATTCAAAATCAATCAGCAACAATTTCTTCCACTGATGAAGAATAAGCGTTTTTGCATCAATTATTTAAGGAATCTTGGGAAACTGAGATTCCTTTTTTAATACTCAAAAATATTGCAACAGCCCGTGAGCGCAAACCGGGTGCAGATCATGTGCGGAGCGAACCGTGTGAACAAAGCGTGTTGGTCTGGAAGAAAGGAGATTTCATGACAAGAGAACAGGCAAAACAAGTACTTATCGGTATGGGAATTGAGGAACCATCTGATGAACAGGTGTCTAAATACCTTGATTCCGTTACAGGAGAAGTAAAGAAAGAAAAAGACAAAAATGCTTTATTACAAGAAAAAGTCAACAAAGCAGCAGACCTCGAAAAAGAATTGGAAGAGCTGAAACAGCAGAATATGACAGACGCTGAGAAAGCAGAACTGGAACGCCAGAAAGAAAAAGCTGCAAACGAGAAAAGAATTTCTGACCTTGAATCCGCACTTGCAACTTCCCAGAGAGAAGCACTGACAGGAAAAATCACTTCCATTTTTGCTAATGCAGGAATGCAAGGTGATGCCTACGCAGGTGCAATCAAAGCATTTTCCAATATGAATGCAGAAGATGCACTCAAAGAAGCCCAGACTTTTGTTGATGGAATTTCCGAGGTAAATAAAACAACTCTCGATACTGCAAAAGCTGCATGGGAAAAAGAAGCCCTTGAAAACACACCTAATCCGGGTGGCGGAGCTGGCACCAGTAACGAACCAAAGAAAAGCGATGCATCTGAATATGCAAAAGCGTACTCAGCAAGAATGAACCCAGAAATCAAATCGGCGGACGATAACGCACCGGTAAATATTTAATTCAAGTAAAGGAGATTTAGATTATGGCTTTTATGAAAACAGAGCAATTCGAATCCACCCCAAACATTCTCGAATCTGAGGTTGGGCTGGTACTTAAAACTTACACAGCAGAACAGACAAATGCTGAAACCGTTGGAACTAAGAAGATCATCAAAGCAGGTTCTGTATATCCGACAAATGCAACAGGTGCAATCGGCATTGTGTTTGAAGATGTTGATATGACAGATGATGCTAAGAGACCGATTTCCGTAATTGTCGCAGGACGTGTTCTTGAAAAGAGACTTCCGGCAGTAGTTGATACTACAGCAAAGACAGAACTCGAAAAAGCGGGAATTGTTTTCGTAACCACTACAGACCCAGAATTTTAAGGAGGTATAACAGATGCCATTTAATGTATTAGAATCAATTACACAGGAAGAAAGATTTAACTTCTCTCAGGATTTCAGCGTAAAAAGACCGGGCATTCTTGATACCATTTTCCCGGATGTCAAAACCCAGTATCTGAAAGCTGAGTACTACAGACTTATGGCTGGGCAGCGACTGCCAGAGGTAGCATTTGTTCATGCACTTGATACTGAAGCAGAAATCGGAACAAGACCGGGCTTCGAAAAAGTACTGACTGAAAAACTCTTCATTAAGAGAAAAATCAATCAGTCCGAAAACTTACGGCAGGCAATTGAAAACGGTGTGCCGGATAATGAAGCACTGAAAAACTTTGTATTTGATGATGCAGCTAACCTTTTTGAAGGTGTTGTTGCCAGAGCGAATGTTATGAAAGGACAGTTCCTTTCTACAGGTGCCGTAAAAGTTAAAGAAAACAATGTAAATCTGAATATTGATTACGGTGTTCCAGCAAATGCAAAAGTAACGCTTACCAACTGGGCTACACCAGAAGCAGATATCATGGGAGATATCCAAAAGATGGTGGCCGTAGCAGAAGACAATGGTTATGTAGTTAATAAAGCCCTTACTTCTCTCAAAATGATTAACCACATGAGAAATAACACTGCTATGCAGACAGCAGTTCTGGGAGCAGCAAACAAACGTCTTCTGACAAAACAGGAACTTGCAAATCTGCTTATGCAGGAATACGGAATCACAATTGATCGTTGCGATGAGAAATTCCACTTCAGAAAAGCAGATGGTTCTCTTAAAACAGGCAGATACTTCAAAGAAGATGTATTTACTCTGTATGAAGCAGATGCAAACGGTTCTTTCGGTACAGGACTCTGGGGCGTGACACCTGAGGAACTTGAATACAGACAGTTCATTCAGGAAGAAAACCGTTCTTTCGTAACACTGTCCATGTGGGCTACACAGGATCCGGTTGCAGTATGGACAAAAGCGTCCGGTATGTTCGTTCCGGTTGCTCCGAAAGCTAATGGCGGTATCGTTATCGGTACAAAGGGGGAATAACCGGGCATAGTCTCAATGTGAACAGCCAATCACCGTCTGTAGCAAGTGTTGAATCCAAAGAACCAACACATAAATATACAGAAAGTGAGCTGTCTAATATGACTGTACCACAGTTAAGGCAGTTTGCAAGTGATAATGGCTATGCCCTGACCTCAACAAATAAGGCTGGTATCATTTCTGAAATATTAGTTCAGCAAGGGTAGGTGATTTTGGAGTGAACGAGTACAATGAGATAATAGAAAAACTTGCAAAAGATTTGAAAAAATCTGCAATAAGAAACGGCGATTCGTATGATGATGATACAATTATGTTTTTTTCTGAAATTAATATTAATTCATTTGTATCATTCAGAAATTACCCGTCCGGCTATACAGAAGAAAAGATTATTAAAGATATGAAAAAATGCTATGGCTGTATATACAAGGTGGCAGATAAAATGCTTTCAAAACAGGGAGCAGATTATGAAAGCTCACATTCTGAAAACACTGTTAACAGAACATGGGAAACAGATTCGGATATATATATAAGTTGTGGCGTTTTTCCATTTGCTGGAAGTTTGAGTTAAAAAAGATGGGATGGAACGCAATGTGTTTTTCCTCCCGGTACATTGCAGGGTTGCTCATTAAAGTAGGGAAAGAGCAAAAATCTTATAGGAAGTGAAAGAAAGGAAAAGCGATGGGATGTGAACATGAGTGCTTTAACAATCACCGCTTCGAAGAAATTGAAAAATGTATTCATGATATGCAGGAAAAGCAGTCTGAAAGACACAAGGAATTTTATTCAAGAATTAATAAGCTCGAACAGCAGACCGCCCTGTATAGCAATGACTTAGATCATATCAAAGAAACAGTCGATGAAATGAACAACAATTTAAAAATCCTCATGGCAGTCCCTGGCAAACGTTACGACACCATTATTGTATGCATTATAACGGCAGTCGTGGGAGCAGTTGTAGGATTTATGTTGAGCGGTGTATTTCCTATGTAACAAATTGATTCCACTTGTAAGGGAGGACGGTGGAGTTATATGAATTATGCAGATTTTTCAGAAAATGAAAGAAAATTTTACTTGCAAGAAGCAGGTTTTGATTCACGTGAAGAAAAATTATTTCGATTACGGGCTTATGACGAAAAGACATTATGGGAATCATCTGAATTAATGGGGTACAGTCCCAGAACCATAGACCGAATCAATAAAAAAATAAAGCAAAAAATTGCCAAAGTTGCCCCGATGTATATTCGGGGCTTTTCTTTGTATAATGGCGGAAATGTGGCGAAATAGTGACGTTCAAATACAGCGTTCCTTCCTATATAATATAATCATAGGAGAAAACGTAATGATTATATTAAGAAACCCTTACGAGGGTATATGGGAAAAGCATCGTTCTATAGATGATATGGATATGATTCTTGAATCCCGGACAGGAGGAACAGATTATGGCAGGTTATCCGTATTATCCGCAACAGCCTATGATGAGCAACCCTTACGGACAAATACAGCCGTATCAAGACAGGTTGACACAATTACAGAATAACTATCAACAGGCAATGCCATATGGACAAATGCAGATGCAGCAGCCTGTACAACAAATGCAGCAAATGCCGATGCTTCAAGGGCAGATGGTTGATGGCATTGATACTGTAAAAGCAAAAGATGTAGATATGTCTGGAAATCCTGTTTATTATCCAAAAACAGATGGTACAGAAGTCTACAGGAAACAATTACAAGCAGACGGAAGAAGCAAAATTTTTGTTTACCGACTTGTCAATCCAGAAGCAGAGCAGCAACAGGAAGAACCAAAGCAGGTTGATCTAGTTGCTATTATTAATCAGCTTCGAAACGATGTTTGCTCTGAGATTTCTGAAATAAAAAACATGTTCCCGACACAAATGTCGGAGACATCGGTATCTAAGCAGAACGGAGGTAAGCAAAGATGAGTTTCAATCCTAATGCCATGATGAAAAAGCAATTTGAGAAAATGATTTCTCAGAGGTTCGGAAGTGTGGATAACATGATGAACGATATGAGTAAATTTGCAGGAAACAATCCGACATTGAAGAATGCGTTGGATTTATACAAAAAAGGTGATACAGATCAATTACATCAAATACAGCAAAATGTATTTAATGAAAAGCACTTATCACCAGACGGAATTATCCAGAAATTCCTTGGATTATAACATTTCCCCATAATTGGGTGATTAAAAATCGCTACAATTTGGGACGACAGCCGCGGATGTCTCCTATTGTAAATAAAATTTAAGGAGACTAAAAACATGATGAATGGTTCAAATTACAGCCTTAGTGACATTGCAGCTGCTACAGGCTCTAATAACCGTGCCAATGACATGTGGGGCGGTGATGGATTTTCACTTATCTGGCTTGTCTTGATCTTTGCTATCTTCGGATGGGGAGGTTTTGGCGGCTGGGGCGGCGGCTTCGGTGGCAATGGTGCAAATGGTGCTGGATTCCAAGGATGGGCCACACGTGCAGATATCAATGAGAGTTTTGCTCTTAACGATATTCAGAATGGTATCAGAGGTATTCAGCAGGGCATCTGTGACAGCACATATGCTCTCAACAATACCATGCAGAGTGGTTTCAATGGTGTGAATGTTGGAATGCTTCAGGGCTTCAATGGTGTTCAACAGGCAATTAACGCTGATACAGTAGCTAATATGCAGAACACAAACGCATTGCAGTCTCAGTTAGCAAATTGTTGCTGTGAAACAAGAGAAGCTATCCAGGGTATCAACTACAACCTGGCAACCAACACTTGTGCTCTCCAGAACACAATGAACAACAACACCAGAGACCTTATCGAAAACCAGAACAGCAATGCTAGAGCAATACTTGACTTTATGGTAAATGATAAGATTGCAACGTTACAGGCTGAGAACTCTGATCTGAAACGTGCTGCATCTCAGGATCGTCAGTCTGCATTACTTACAACTGCTATGGCTTCTCAGACTCAGCAGTTAATCAATGCAATCAATCCGGCAGCTATCCCGGCCTACGTTGTTCCAAATCCAAACACCTACTACGGTGGATGCAACGGATATAACAACGGTTGCTGCTAAGTAACTCACCCTTAGAGGTTGACTAATTCTAAGAGGTGGGTTGCGGCTCACCTCTTATTTTGATTGAGAGGTAGAAATATGAGTTGTAAAAATGTTTGTAAGCTCTGCAACCATCTTGTGATAAGCCAGTCTGTCGCATTCACTGGTGGGAATCTTGTGGTTACGCTTCCGGCAGGCAGTTATTCCAATGGAGAAAAGTATTGCATTGTTATCGCACAAAGCATACCAGAAGCCACTACGATTACTGCCCCGGTAATGATTCAAATAGGAACAGGAACAACTTTGTATCCGCTAGAGAATCGTTGCTGCGCACAGGTTACAGCTTGTGGCGTAAGAACCAGAACGAAGTACGCAACCAGAGTAGCTACAAGTGCAACTGGTGGAGTATTCAAGATGCTAGGAAACCCGGCTTGTAGTCCGAGTAATAATTTAACTGCAATTAATGGTACAGCCCCAACAACAGACACACCTGTTACACAGGCTGTTAGAAAGGGGGCACTGTAATGCATAAAGTTGCAATGGAAATGGGAAAATGGGCTATGGAAAAAGCCAAAACACATGGCTTTGATAATCTCAGTGCTCAAGACTGGGACGATCTGAAAGACTGCATGGAATCCGTAAAGTGTGCGATTTGTGCGGATAAAGATTACAGAATCGTAGAAGCTATGGACGAATGCGAACAGGAAGAAAAGTATCTTGGACGCATGGGATATGACAGGTATCGTTATTCCAATGGAAGATTTGCCCCGAAAGGCAAAGGAAGTCGTATGGGATATAAACCATATTTGTACATGGAAGATGATGACTGGATGGACGAGTATCTGAACAATCCAGAGTTTGAACGTAATATGTACCGCATGGGATATCATCCAGATCGTAGTGATATGAGAATGGATGGAATGAACCATAAGCAGTCCAGATATGGCGAAAGCTATGACAGATACAGCGAGAATCGCAGGCATTACCATGATTCCAATGATACAGAATCTAAGAGAAAAATGGATGATTCTATGAAAGAATATACATCCGATATCGTCAGAAATCTTACAGAGATGTGGTCAGATGCAGATGCGACTCTTAGACAGTCGATGAAAACCGACTTAACTCGTCTGATACAGCAGATGAATTGAATATTAAATGAATTTTGCCCTTGTTACAGGAATGTAACAGGGGCTTTTTAATTAGGGAGATTGATGATGGAAAAATGTGTAATAAATGTTCTTGGAACGAATTACAGAATTATTCTAAAAGAACTTAAAAATGCAGATATTGACGGCTTTACAGATAATACTGCAAAGGAAATTGTTATCAGAACGGACAACGTAAATAACGTTGGTGATTTTGACTTCTTACAGAAAAAGCAGTTGAGACACGAAATTATTCATGCATTCTTGTCGGAAAGTGGATTGCAGTGCAATTGGCAACATATGGAACAGTTCGGACAGGATGAAACCACAGTTGATTGGTTTGCGATTCAATCTCCGAAGATTTTTGAAGTATTCAAAGAACTTGAGTTAATTTGAAAGGGATGGTGATAAACCATGCTAAGACAATTCTATATGAACGGAGACCTATGGAGAGTGCAGTTCGTATCTCCGCACGACAGCATGTTAATTGACCGCACAGGTCAGAGAACACTTGCGGTATCGGATTATTCTACAATGATAATTTCGATTGCAAATAATCTGCGTGGAGAACTTCTGAACCGCGTGTTTATCCATGAATTAGGGCATTGTGCGATGTTCAGTTATGGCTTGCTACCAGAACTTCACCGTATGGTCAAGAAACAATATTGGGTTGAAGCAGAGGAATTTGTGTGCAATATGCTTGCCGATTACGGATGCTTTGTAATTGGCGTTGCAAAAGATGTTTTAGGAAACCAATTTACTTATGTGTCCCCTGTTGGAGTAGAAAAAATGATTGCATAAATGAAAACCCTATTATGCCAGCTGTAAATGATGATGGTGTACTTATTTTTTAGGAGGTAGTTCATGGAAGAATCAATTTTAAAAATCCATACTCAAAACGGAGATATTCCAGTTGGGTATCCAGGCTTAGCAAACAAGCCTATCGCAGATAAAACTTTGAGCGAAGAGGGAGCATTTGCGGATGCTAAAGTAGTAGGGGACAATTTCAAAAAAACAAAGGCAGAAACTGATTCACTAAAGGAAGATTTATCCAATAAAATCACTAAATTCTACGCTAGTTCGCAGGGTGAAACTCATATCACTGATTCTGACAATGGAAAGATTCAAGATATGATGCTGTATGGCAAATCATCACAGGATGGAGTGCCAACGCCAGAGAATCCAGTTGAGATTAAAAGCGTGGTGAATCCGACTGTGAAGGTGTGTGGGGAGAATTTATATCCCGGTAGTGATTTAATTGGGTTGACAAAAACATATACTACGGATTTTATACCTGTTATTTTACACAAGGGGAAAATTTATTTTTCTTTTGATACGTCTTCGGACACAAGTGATGGTCGATACCATATTAATGCGAAATACTTTGATATAAATAAAGAATTGATGGGTGGTAATGGCAATGAAAGTATAGCAGGAAATAACATTTCTCATGTGAGTTTTAAATTTGATGGAACGAAAGCTGGAATTAATCATGAAACAATCGATTAAAAAAATGTTTCATATGTAAAAATTATGTTTGGTATTTATGCCACTACAGCTACCAAAATTACATACAAAAATATAATGATAAGTGCCACAGATTCCGATTTTGAACCATACAAACCTATTCAGACCGTCACCCTGCCGTATACTCTCAACGCAATCCCTGTAGAATCAGGTGGTAACGTCACAATTGATGGTCAGCAGTATATTGCAGATTATGTGGATGTGGAACGGGGGAAATTGGTGAGGATGGTTGATTCTTCTAAGTTAGATAATACACAATCTATTGTAAACAAAACCGAATGGTTGTTAGCAGAATCACAAGAAATTGACCTTACCACAGAAGAAATTACCGCATTTAAAGCACTTACAACATATTATCCAACTACAAACATCAGCGTTAATAGCGAACAGCTTGACGGATATACAGCATTTAACTATCCAATAAGCATGGCAAATGGGTGGAATTATGTCAAAAAGCAACTTAACGATAACCGAGATTATATCTATGACATGGATATACAATCAGCAGAAGCCTATGTCAACAGTGAATATGCAGTAGCATTAACAGAATTGGAGGTATGATTATGTTATACAGAACATTATTAAAACTTAAAGAAAGAAATGGACTTACAGACGATTTGAAGAATAAAATTGATATTTTCTTTGCAACTGGCAGGATTACTGAAGAACAGTATAATGAGCTGATGGATGTTAATAAGGAAGGAACTGAAAGCGGAAAATAATTAACTGATGAGGGCAAACCACAATGCAGATTCTGAGATGGATAAATCTGAAGAAATGCAGAGCGAAACTGAAATAAAATAAACAATCAACCATTTAGGGGAGAGCAGAAATGTTCTCCTTTTTTGCATTGGAGAAAGTATTATGAGAGGATTAAAAAGACAGAAACAGACCGTGTATTGGTCAAAAGTAACCGAAATACTTGATGGGATAGATACCGTACCGTTCTACAGTCAACCGCAAAGCTTTAAGTTTTCTGTATCATCTACCGCAGGAACACCAGAGGAAATATCGGCAGGAATTGTGCCGGATTACGACAGGTACATTACTTCCTTCAACCGTTCTTTCCATCCGCAAGAGGGAGATGTATTTTGGGTTGATACCGTGCCACAGGTTGACGCATTGGGAAATCTGGTTCTGGAAGATGGTATTCCTACAACGCCGCCAGATTATCGTTTGAATAAAATTCTTGATACGCAAAGAGGAAATCTGGCTAGATATGGAATTAAAAAGATAGGTGCAGAAGAATGAGTGGACGAGTAATCAAATGTAATCTGAGCCAAAAATCTATTGGAAACGCAATTAAAGAATTGAAAACATACCAAAACAGTCTTCGCGATAAAAATGAGCTGTTCCTTAAAAGGCTTTGCGAATTGGGAATTCCTGTCATAGACGAAAATATTATGTTGGCACAGGGAGATTCTGATAAAAACCACAATACCTACATCAAAATCAACAGGTTCGGAAATTATGCGCAGGCAACTCTTGTGTGTGAGGGTTCTGGACTTTTGTTCATAGAATTCGGTGCAGGTATCCATTACAACGGAGCCGCCGGTTCTAGCCCACATCCAAAAGGAGAAGAATTTGGTTACACAATCGGTTCTTACGGACAAGGCAAAGGAAAAAACGAATCGTGGGTATATGTAGCAGATTCTGGCGAATGGGTACGTTCTTACGGTACGGAGGCTACAATGCCCGTGTACAAAGCAAGCGTAGAAATTATGCAGAATATCCGTAGAATCGCAAAAGAAGTGTTTTCTGCATAAAAACATAGCACCTTTTCTTACTGAATATAACGTCTGTTTTATGTATACTGTAAGATATAAAAGCATCTACCGGAATGGTGGGTGCTTTTTCTATGCTCAAAATAAGGTGGTGACAGAGATGCCAGATGTAGTAAAAAATCCAGTTTCAGATGTATTTGAACGATGGAGAACAACTATTGAACCCGTTGTAGGAAAAGGGAACTTTTCTAATGACGAAAGTCAGACGGTAGCTTCAAACAAAAGGGCTTACGCACGTTTGTTCTTACTTGGAAATCCAACATCACGTGGCGACCTTGAGGGGGACGAGTGCGCGACAACGCCATCTTTCCAATCAGAATCCTATGCGACTGGTTCAAAAGCTTCTTCAAAAGCATATGAAATTGACGATGCTAGTCACAAGGCTATGGTTGGCATGGGTTTTCGTAGGATATACGGGCCCGTAAGACAAAATAATGCTGATAACAGCATAAAACGTGTTGTTAGCAGATATAGCCGGATATATACTGGCACATTACTCTAGGAAAGGAGTGAGAAAACATGGAACAGATTATGAACTATGTAAAGCCGGAACTTCTTATTGTCGCGGTTGTACTGTACTTTATCGGAATGGGAATCAAAAAATCCGAAGTCATACCGGACAAATATATCCCGGCAATCCTTGGTGCTTTAGGCATTCTGATTTGTGGAATTTATGTTATTGCTACATGCGCTATATCTGGCGCACAGGAAATCGCAATGGCAATTTTTACCGCAATCACACAGGGAATCCTCGTTGCAGGACTTAGTAATTATGTAAATCAGATTGTAAAGCAGGCAAGCAAAGAAGACTAGAAGGAGGTGATCCTTTTATCTCCCGGTACAGGGTTACGTACTAGAACCAGAGCCGTTAAGGCTCTTTTTTATTGCAATAAATTATAGCCGAAAGGCAGAAAGGAGCCAAAATGGCACGATTAACTACACTTGGTGTGAAATTTTCATATGCCGTTGAAACCGTGAAAGGCACAAAGCCTACCAAATTCACACAGCTGGAAGAAGCCTCTTCCATCGGCGGTATTTCTCTTGACACAGAACAGATTGACGTTTCTGCACTGGAAGATTATCTGACTCAGTATGCAGCTGGTAGACAGGATACAGGTGGTACTTGGGAGATTGAATTTATCATGGATCCAGACAAATCTGTTAAACAGATTAAAAAACTGTACGAAGATTCTAAGGCTGCAAAAACTACAGGATTGGCAACTTGGTTTCAGGTGTCGTTCCCGGATATGTCCGACTCATTCTTTGTTATTGCAGAATGCGGTCGCGAAATTCCAATGCCAGAAATTGCACAGAACGAAGCAGCAACCATGTCTATTTCTCTTATCATCAATACATATAAGGGACTGGATACCAAAATTGAGCCGACAGCGGCTACTGAATAAGATGTAAAGCAGGGAGGATAATTCATGTTTAGTTTTTCAGCGAATGGCAAAACATACAAAGTAAAATTCGGATATGGCGTACTTACTCAGTCAGACATTCTTACACAAGTGTCTTCTATGGGAGCAATCAACAATCCGAAAGATATGATTAAAATGCTTCCAGAACTGATTCTAGTAGGATTGCAAAAAAAGCACAAGGATGAATTCGGATATGAAACCGAAGAAGAAAAGAAAATTGCATACGATAAAGTGTGCGATCTTCTGGACGACTACGAAGATGAATCCACAGAGGAAAATCCTCATAATGGATTTACTTTATTTGAAAAAGCAAGTCAGGAGCTTGAAAAGAACGGTTTTTTATCCGGAATGGTAAAAGCAATGGAGGAGAAATCGGAGGAAGAAAAGAAACTTCCGAAGACTCCGCAGGATCACAAGAAGAAGAGCTAACTTTTCCAGAAGTAGTTTATAAAAAGTTACTTCCATTGTATTTATCAATCGGTGTTTCAGAAGAAAAGTTTATGGATTCTACACCATATGATTTAGAACCATATATGGAAGCCTACAAATTAAAACAAAAAATGGCTGATTCGCAAGCATGGCAGTTCAACATGTACACGATGTGTGCAGTTCAGACTGCGGTTGCAAATGTGCTTATTGGTAAAAAGTCAAAGGCTGAATACCTTAAAGAACCATTTTCACAAACAGCCGAAAAGCAAAAGCAAGAGGATGAAGAGAATCTTTCTGAAACAGAAAAGAAACGGCAACGTGACAGGTTGCTCATGACATTGCAACTCATGCAAGCAAATTTTGAGCTGAATCATGGTAATAATGACGAGGGCAGGCAGGATTAAAAGTCTTGTCTGCCCTTTATTTTTTTGATTAAAAGGAGGTGCTTTAATGGCCGATAATACCATAGATACCCTCAATATACAAATAGAGAGTAGCACAACTCAGGCGGTGCGGTCTATTAATAACCTTGTAAAAAAATTAGATACATTAAACACTGCCTTTGGAAATCTTGACATAAGCCGGTTAAATAATTTTTCCAATTCTTTAAAAAGTTTAGGTAGCGTGAATTTTAAAGCAAATGGATTGAATGCGGCTATAAACGCTATCAATCGTCTTGGAAAATCTGATTTCAGTCAGTTTGATACAGGGAAATTAGGCAAAATTCTTACTGAGATGCAGAAACTTGATGCTATTCCAGATGTTTCTCCGAGCGTTAGCCGGTTTACAACCGCTATAGCTAAACTTGCCGGTACAGGACAGTATATCGGCAATGTATCAAAGGAACTTCCGAATCTTGCGACAGGTTTAAATAATGTGGCTGCTAAATTAAGCTCTATGAGTGAAGTATCAGCATCCACCAATGCCTTTATTACTTCTCTTGGAAAATTAGCTGGTGCAGGAGATAAAACTGGAAAGACTGCAAGTCAATTATCAACTCTCGCGCAAGAGGTTTTGAAGTTTTTTGACGTAATGAAAAGCGCACCAGATATCAGTTCGAGTACAATAAGAATGACAGAAGCTCTTGCAGTATTAGCATCGTCTGGAAGCAAAGTAGGGCGTGCCACAAATAGCGTTTCGAATTCATTTAACGCGCTTTCTTCGTTAGGTTCAAAAGCAAGTACTGTAATCAATGGGCTGACAAATGCTTTTCAAAAATTTGCTTCAAAAGCTATTTCTTTAGGCGGAAAAGCTGTATCTGCAATCGCAGGTATTGGAAATGCATCGTCTGAAACTGGTGAAAAAATAAGAAGATTGTCAAACCCTATGAGTTCAGTAACTGATAAGTTGAGTGCTCTTTACGCCAAAGGTTTCCTCGTAAAAAGAGCATTAGATGTTCTGACATCGCCAGTAGAATCCGCAATGAACTATGTAGAGACTCTGAACTATTTCAACTCTGCGTTCAATCAGGTGGCAGAAGGAATCAACACTGACGAATGGAAAAAAAGTGGCATAAAATCCGCTGAAGCATATGCAAATTCATTCCAGGAAAGGGCAAAACAGCTTTCACAGAAACTGACAGGATTCGAAATTTCAGATACTGGTGAACTTGCTAGAACCAATACCGCTAGTCTTGGACTTGACCCAGAAAAGACAATGCAGTATCAGGCAACATTTGCGCAGATGGCATCATCTATGGGAGATACATCAGAGACTGCATTAAAATTGTCTAATGTACTCACTATGATTGGCTCAGACCTTGCATCTGTAAGAAATATGGACTTTGAAGATGTATGGCAGGACATGGCATCTGGCTTGGCCGGTATGAGCCGCGCTATGGATAAGTACGGCATCAATATCCGTAATGCCAACATGCAACAGGAACTATATAATCTTGGAATTAATACCAGCATATCGAATTTGTCTCAGGCAGATAAAACGATTCTAAGAACGATTATCTTGCTGAACAACTCTAAGTATGCGTGGGCTGATTTGTCAAACACGATCAATCAACCGGCAAATCAAATTCGTATGTTGCAAGCTAACTTTGCATCCCTTGGTAGAACAATAGGTTCCTTATTCATTCCTATACTGCAAACAGTTCTTCCATATATCAATGCAATCGTAATCGCATTACAAAGAATGTTTGCTTATATTGCAAAATTGCTTGGAATCAAACTGTCAAACTTTGTATCATCTACTGGTGGTATTTCTGTAGATACCGGAGATATTGCAGATAATATGGATAATGCCAGTGGTGCAATTGACAATGCCAATACCAGCGCAAAAAAACTCAAAAAAACATTGTCAGTTCTTTCATTTGATGAACTGAATCAGCTTAATGACAATTCTGATTCTGGTAGTACAAGTAATCCATCTTCTGGCTCTGGAAAAGGCGGTTTGGGGCATATCAAAGCACTTGATGCAGCTTTGGACGATGCTTTATCTGCATATCAAAAAGCATGGGACGAAGCATTCAAGAAAATGTCCAACAGGGCAAATGAAATGGCAGATGCCATTGTAAATGCCTTTAAGAGAAAAGACTGGAAAGGCCTTGGAAAAATCATGGCTGATGGCATCAACTGGGGAATGCAAAAGCTTTATGATTTCATTAACTGGAATAACGTAGGCCCGTACATCACTAAATTCACCAGTGCGTTCACCCAGACTTTCAACAGCCTTGTTGATAATATCAACTGGGATTTGATGGGGCGTACCGTTGGAGCTGGTATGAATACCATTGTAAATACTGCAAACCAACTTCTGGAAGGAATCGACTGGAAGAACCTTGGTGCTAAATTTGCCAATGGTATCACTGGTCTTGTCCGTGAAGTGGACTGGAGCAATTTCGGTAATCTGCTCGGAAATTCCTTTATGCGCGGTTGGGATATTTTTTCTGGATTCGTGGAGAATCTTCCATACGGAGAAATCGGAACAGCTGTTGCAGAAGGATTGAACGGAATCTTTGAAAAGATTAGCTTTGGCGAAATCGCTCATACGCTCGCAACTGGCTTGAATGGTGCTTTCGATACACTGGCTTCATTTACAGCAAGCTTTAATTGGGAAAATCTTGTTGATAACATTACAAATGGAATCACCACATTCATGCAAGAATTCAACTGGAAAGAGAATGGACAGAAGTTAGAAGAATTTATTAACAAATTACTCACGTCACTTATCGAGATTGCAAGGGGTGTCGATTGGGAAGCGTTTGGACACAATGTAGGCGTATTCCTCAGTGAAATTGACTGGGGAAAACATCTTGCACAGTTACTTACGGTTATCGGAGACGTTCTTGGTGGAATCTGGGAAGGACTTGGAACAACATCTGCCGGCACATTTGTTCAGGCAATGGCTGTTTTTGCTATTGGTAATAAGCTCATGCCATTAGTTGATACAATTACTAAGTTTTTTACAGGTGATACTGTATTTGGAAATCTTTCTAAAGCTGTACAAGGTATGCTGAGTCCCGCAATCACAGAAGCAGTCTCAACAACTATTCCGGCTCTTGGGACATCGTTAGGCTCACTTGTTGCAACTGGTGGTGGAATTGCTCTTGCAGTAGATGGTGCAGTATTACTTACCAAGAAATTAGCAGGACTTTTTGAGACCATGCAAGGTGGTAATGGAATGACTACACAGTATGGTGGTTATCTCCATGATTACGCAACACAGCTGACTGATGTAGCAAATCTTACAAACGATCAATCGGAAGCGTTGTGGCAGCTTATTGAGAAGGATGAAGAACTTGGAAAAACTCACGATGAAATGTACTCTGATATGGTTGAAAAATTGAAAGAGTATGGCGTTTCATCCGATCAGGCTAGAACAGCTCTTGAGCAGTATGGCGCACAGGCCGGTGTATCGGCTGAATTTGTTGAGGGTATGACTAATCAAATCTCCGCACTTGGAGATGGCGTGTCAGAAGCAGCTGGTAAATTCGATACATCAAAAATCAGTATTTCGGATTTGAAAGACGAGCTATACTTATTGAGTCTGAAATCTGACGATTTTGGTGGTTCATACAAAACAGCCATGGACGAACTTGATAATGCTAATAATGGTGGAACTATCACAAATACCAAAGATGCATTAGATACAGTCTACACTTCATTGAAGAATGCAGGAGTTCCACTCGATGAACTGAACAACAAACTTGCAAAAGACTTCCCGAACGCTACGTTAGCCACAAAATCAGCAGTAGACAAGAATATTGTTGGAGCACAGCAGACTATATCAACATCAGTTGGACAGGCATCAAGAGACACTCAAACAGCCACAAATCAAATGGCAAAAAATGCCACAGATGATTTCTCGGAAATCCAGAAACAGGCTGATACTTACATGAAAGGCATGGAAACTACAACTACTAGCTCATGGGGAAATTCTTCCAGAGAAGCGACATTAAAGGCAAGGGAGATGAAAAATGCCGTAAGTACAGAACTTGGAAATATGGACAAATCTGTAACAAGCCATTTCCAAAGTCAGTACAACATTGCTTATAAGAAATGGGAGAATATCGGAAGAGATATCTCTTCTTATGTTTCTGGAAGTATGTCAAAGAGTATGGATAGCTCTTTAAATAGCTTTATGAGAACTATTCGCAGCGCATTCAGTGATATGTACAGCATTGGCCATAATGCGGCTCAATCATTAAGAAATGGAATGAAATCCGTGAGAATGCCTACGCTTTCGTATTATATTTCTCAGTGGAAAACACATAGCCTTGGGAACGGCGGTACCAGTTCAACCCCTGTCTATAGTCCGAACTGGTATGCAAAAGGTGGTTTGTTCAAAAATGCATCTGTCATTGGTGTAGGCGAAGCAGGACAGGAAGCTGTTCTTCCTTTGGAAAATCGAAAAGCCATGAAATCCATTGCCGACAGTATCATGTCCGGCTATGACGGCAACATGGGACTTACGAAAGATGAGATCATGGAAGCTGTCGAGCGTGGCGTAGTTACTGCTTTGATGAACAATGGTGGCTTTGGCGGTTCTTCGCCGGAGTACATCATGAACAGCATCAAAGTGAACGAACGTGAACTGGCGCGAATTGTCACAAAGGCTCAGAACAACACAGATTATCGCATGAATCCGTCCCCGGCATATTGATTTTTGCGGTAAAATTTGATATACTAAACGAGAGATAGTTATTACATTTGTTGAAAAGAGCACGCTAAAGATGAAACGAGGGAAAAACCTCACGATTCTTTGGTGTGCTCTTTTTTTGTCTGGTAAAACCAACAGGCTAACCCGACGGGGGACAAGTGCAATTCCATGATGCACCTGCCTGTTGTTTTTATAAATCATGGATCTGTGGCTACAAGGCAGTCACACATTAACGACATGGAGGTTATCTACTATGAATAAAAAATTATCAGATCTTATTTTATCTACTCAAAGCAATCTTGTTATAAATTCCGAACTTGCAGTAAGAATAGGACTTAATGAAGCTGTTGTTTTAAGACAAATTTATTATTGGCTTGAAATTAATGAAAAGTTAAAAAGAAATTATCACGACGGAAAGTATTGGAGCTACAATACCATGGAAAATTGGAGAAAAGAAAATTTTCCATGGTGGTCAACAAAAACTGTTGAAAGAGCATTTAAAAATTTGGTAAATTCCGGTCTTGTTATTACAGGCAATTATAACAAGGATAGTAGGGACAGAACTAAATGGTATTCTATTGACGAAGATGTTCTTGAAAAAGTCTTAAAAGATACTGTTGAAATTTCAACGTCAGATTGTCCGTGTGCAAATAGACAAAATGACGAAATGCACACCGACAATTCGACAGAAGCATTACCAGAGACTACTTACAGAGAACACTATACAGAGAATACAGATAAAGACTGTACTTTATCAAGTACAGAGGAAAAGACTTTACCATCGTCTGGTAAAGGAGTAAAGACTTCTGCTCCTAATAATAATATAAATATAAATATTAATAATATACCACCTAGAACGAAAGAGCAGAAGCAGGAACGGTACGCACATGCGAAAAATAATCGCTCTGTCGATTACAAAGACGAAGAACTACCGACAATCCTGTACAATGGATTTAATTCTCTGTACGGGGACAAAGAAGATATTTTGAAAGACCATGACATCTGTCTGACTATGGCATTGGTCAAACAGTTCTTTGAAAAATTCAAACAGTATCGGGGAGAACGACACCCGATGGTTTATGCCAATGATCTTGACCAGTTTCTGAGTATGATTCGAAATGCTGACTTGGATATGGTGAAAGACGGAATAGTCGAAGAGGACGAGGAACCGCAATATTATCTGGACATGATGGACGAATATTTCGGCTCTGACATTGGGAAAAACAACAATATGGACTGCGATTATCATATCTGGCTGTTCTTCACGGAGAAGACACAGAACATTTTGTATAACCGCGTGAAACAGAAACGGGAGGAATGAAAATATGCCAATAGACAGACCATTGTTTGAACCGGGGGACATAGTAAAACATTTCAAGAGAGAAACCGTCAGTAATTTGCGGAGCAATGATTACCTGTATAAGATTGTCGGCGAAGCAAAGCATACAGAGACAGACGAACCGCTGATAATTTACCGTGCTTTGTATGGAGAAAGAAAACTATATGCCAGACCACAAAAAATGTTTTACAGTTTGGTTGATAAAGAAAAATATCCAGATATTTCACAGAAGTACAGATTTGAAAAATATGAAGGACAGATATTCATTGAATAAAACAGCCTAAAATCTATTTTAAATACAGAGGGCGATTATTTCCTCGCATAGATGCTTCAAATGGATTTTAGATGGAAAACGATACAGTAATTAATTAGAAAGTGAGAAAGAAATGAGTAGACTTGGAAAAGAAATGCCAGCAGAGTATTCAGACAGATTTGACGAACTGAGGCAAAATCGAGTAGAAGTCAGTTTTTACAAATACGGCACTGCAAAAGATAATTTCGGCGAGAAATTGGTAAATGCCATAGAATCTCATGATATGTGCATTAAAAAATATAAAGAAACCGGTAACACGGAGTATCTTTGCGATGCTGCGAATTATTTGATGTTCGAATTTATGTATCCACAAATCGAAGGTGCTTATTTCAAAGCAACCGACAGTGGGGAAAGTGCCGGAGTAGTTGGAACACCAATTAATCAGTTAAAGGAGAAATGGTAGGATGAAAAAATCGGGCAATTCTTATGGGAAACACGGATTATGAATCATTTTGCAAAGAGCACTTCGAAAGATTCATTTCTGATATCCAAAAGAAACATTAATATAACTTTTTCTTACTGAATCTCACCTTGTATATGTGATATAATAAAGAATCATAAAGCGTCTATCAGAGCGATAGGCGCTATTTTCGTGTAATTAAGCATCTTCTTTCGGGAAGGTGCTTTTTCTTTTATGAGGTGTTATATGGCAGAAATATTTTTAAAAGTAAACGGTGTCTCGATGCCTTGCCCGTCTTCCTACACATGGGGATTACAGGACGTATCAGCGGCAAAATCAGGAAGATCTGATGACTCTGTCATGCATAAAAACAGGGTAGCGCAAAAAAGGAAATTAGCTTTGCAGTGGAAAGGTAAAGATTGGGCTACTACAGCTAAGATTCTTCAAGCGTTCAATCCCGAGTACATCCAAATTACATATCCAGATATGATGTCTGGAAAATACGAAACCAGAACATTTTATGTTGGTGACAGGAGTGCGCCTGTTAAATGGTGGTGGCATGGAAACCAGAGAACAGAATCTATCAGTTTTGATGTGATTGAGAGGTGATGCATGAGAAAATTATCTAACAGATGGAAAGAAAAAGTCAAGAACGGAATGGACGTGCAGTACCTCAAGTATGCAGATATCACACTTACAGACGGAACTGTACTCAATCTGACCAGTGCCAATCTGTGGCAAAACGGAATGGAATTCGAAGATTCCGTATCTAATGATAGTAGCTTTGACATCGGTTCTGCAATCATCAATGTATTGAATCTTAGCATTAATAATTTTGACGGTGAGTACTCCGATTACGATTTTGAGGGAGCAGAAGTCATATGTTATGTTGGATTACAGATTGAAAATGAGGATACAAGTGAACTGTTAGATTCAGCTGGAGAACAAATACTGGATTCAACCGGTGATACAATCATAGTTCATAAAAATGCGGTTATTGAAAAAACACGTATTTGTACAGTGACAGTTATTGAACAGCCGGAAGACGAAACGGTGACCATAGACCTTACGTGCGAAGATAATATGCGGAAGTTTGACCGGAACTATTCAGACAGCAAATTGAAGTATCCGGCAACCAGAGGGCAGATTGTACGAGATGCCTGCGAGGTATGTGGGGTTACTTTGCAAACAACATCATTTGACAGAGATGATTATATCGTGCAGAATCGTCCAAATGACGAAGCTTTAACATTTCGCCAGGTTCTACAGTGGGTTGCACAGATTGGCTGTCAGTGGATGAGATGCGATGAATATGGCAGATTGTGCATCGGTTGGTATAGCAGCATCAATGAAGAAGAACTCATTATTAATGATCTTGGAGTTCTCAAAACGCAAGATGATAGCAATATCTCGCTTGAATTATCCAGTGCAAATGGTATTTTATCGGCAAATAACGGAACATTTCTGGAAAATGATGGCATATTGAGGCTTTTTGCAACTGACGAAAAAGGTAACATTTCTGAAATAGAAACCACCTATGGTTTTACTCCGCATCATACAGATGTAGTAATCACAGGCGTGAAAGTAACTGAATACAGCGAATCCTCTTCTGATAATCCGCAAACTTACATGGTTGGTACAGAGGGATATGTACTTGGAATTTCTGGTAATAAATTAATTCGTGTTGGCGATGGCCAGACAATCGCTTCAATAATCTCCGAAAAATGCGTTGGCATGAGATTTAGACCATTTGAATCCGAGTGCCCTACAGATGTGGCTCTGGAAGCCGGAGATTCACTGATTATTGTGGATAGAAATGGGAAAATATACACATCGCTACTTACTACAACTACATTGAAACCGGGATCCGGTCAGAAGATAGCTTGTAATGCCAAAAGCGCTGCTAAAAATAGCAGCACCCAATATTCCCAGGCGACGCAGGCATTTGTTACTGCAAGAAATATGGTTAAGCAGGAAAAAACCGAGAGAGAAAAAGCTCTTGAAGAATTTGGAAAAAGAATTGATTCAGCCACAGGAGTTTATACTACTGTTGAGCCACAGGAAAATGGAAGCAAAATCTTTTATTTACACGACAAACCAACTCTGGCAGAATCTCAGGCAATTTGGAAAATGACTTCTGAGGCATGGGGAGTGTCTACAGATGGTGGACAGACATGGAATGGTGGTATGACAGTAGATGGTGATACGATTGTAAGAATCCTCACAGCCGTAGGATTAAATGCTGACTGGATTAACACAGGTGCGATTACCGTAAAGGATAAGAGTGGAAATATCATCTTCCAAGTTGATATGGATGCAAAAAAAGTAATTATCAGCGGAGATAATGTTGTAATTGGTGATAGTCCTTTGCCGGATAAACTAGCAAATATGGACAACAATATTGCATCTGCCAAGAATATGACCTTACAGCTGAGTAACGACATGCAGACGATCGCATCTGACGCAGACGGAAACATTCCGGTATTTCCAACAGTGGCAACCACAGCGTCAGTTATGTATGGCTCACAGGATGTAACCAATGATTGCAGTTACACGATTACGAAATCCGACAGCGTGACCGGCTCTTGGGATGTCAATACGCACACCTATACAGTCACAGGACTGATAGCTGATAACGGATGGGTGGATATTAAAGCCACTTACCTGCAAACCTTGTCCATCACAAGAAGATTCACGATTGCCAAGCTTAAAGCTGGAAAGAACGGAGTCAATGGGCTGGATGGTTTGCAAGGCGAAAAAGGCGAACAAGGAGTTCCCGGAAAAGATGGCAAAGATGGAACAAATGGAGTAGACGGCAAGACATCATATTTCCACATCAAATATAGTTCCGTGGCAAATCCAACATCATCTAGTCAGATGACTGAAACTCCGTCCACGTATATAGGTACTTATGTAGACTATGAACCGAATGACAGCACAGACCCGAAGAAATATACGTGGTCAAAATTCGAGGGGTCTGATGGTAAAGATGGTATTGCTGGAACGAACGGCACAGACGGAAAGACGTATTATCTACATATTGCCTACGCGAACAGTGCTGATGGAAAGACAGGCTTTTCGGTTTCTGATGGAACTAATAAACTGTATATTGGCCAGTATACGGATACCACCAAGACAGATTCCACTGACCCGACAAAGTATACATGGAGTAAGATTAAGGGCGAGACGGGAGCTGATGGAAAACCGGGAAGAACCTACATCATTGAGCCGTCTTGTAACGTGCTGAAACGTGGTTCAGATAAAGTGATTAGTCCAAACTTTATAACCTTTAAAGCGTATTATCGTGATGGTGATTCAGCTGCTAGAGTACCTTATAAAGGCAGATTTGTCGTTGAAGAAACTGTTGATGGAAGTACTTGGAAAACCATTTATGCTAGTTCAACCGATGAGGATACAGTAACGCACTATCTGTATTCTATTTTAACAAATAGTTCGGGTCAGGCAGTAGCAAGCTCAAATGGTTCAACCATTGGTATTCCTAGAGATGTGACGAATGTTAGATGTAAATTATATGCATCCGGTGGTACTACGACATTGATGGATATGCAAAGTGTTGCAGTAGTAATTGATGTTGACAATCTGACACAATCGCAAATCGTAGAAATACTATCAAATGATGGTGCATGGAAAGGATTGTACTATAAGAATGATCAACTGTATATCAGTTTCAATGCAGCACTTGGCGGTGAATTGACACTCGGTGGCGTCAATAATGGAAATGGTGTGCAGAGAATTTATGACAAAAACGGAAAACTAGCATCTGAACTCAGTAACTCAGGGCAAATTTTATATGACACAAACGAACTCGCATCCGGAGTGCTGATGAATGATAAATTATTCTTTTTCACTACACCAGTGAATATAACGTCCTCTGATACAGATGTAACTGGCACTGCGTTTTATGCCGGTGGAATATCAAGGTTTACTGGAACGATAAGAAAAGATGACACAGAAATTGTATTTGACAATGAAATTATAATTTTCATAAATGAAGAGGGTACGTACTCCCCTCCATTATGGTTCTCAAGTGTGTCAGATACCGACTCTTTAAACGGAGAATTCAGAGACCTTGATGTGAAGAATCTTAATATTCATGAAAGTGGTTGGTTTAACAATCCTCCCACGATTATCGGATGGGGTTTTAATTCTTCTGCTTATCATGTTGGCTGGGATGATAATATCAAAAACTTGTCTTTGATTCCATCTTCTTCCAAACGCTATAAAGACCTCGGAAATAACATTTCTTCAGAAGAATTAGATAACTGGTACAACATCGAACCGCTTTGGGCAAAGTACAAAGATGGGTATCTGGTCGAGGGTGACGAGAACGAAGGCAGATACATTCCAATGTTTATTGCCGAAGACGTAGAAGAATATTTTCCAGAAGCTACTAGACACGCTAATGGACTTGTTGAAGACTGGAACGAACGTATCATGATACCGGCAATGTTTGCAATGATTAAAAGCCAAAAGTCAGAAATAAATTTACTCAAACAGGAACTTAATGAAATAAAGCAACTCTTAAGAAAGGAGTGACACCATGGCGGAATCATTAAAAACAATATTAATGTCGGCATTGACTTCGAAAGCAACACCGGCAGAAAGTGACACATTGATAGTTGGAGAAGGGAATGTATTAAAGAAAATATCGTTTTCTCAGTTGTTTACATACCTAAAAGACAAACTCGGGATAAATACGTTAAACACGAATTTAGGAAAAACTGCTCGTTTTTATGCCGTAAGTAAATTTTATGTACCTGAAAGTTCTGGCGATTATTCCGGGCTTGCAATCGGTGGGACTGCATGGAACAACATTGCTGGAATACAGTATGTGAGCGCAACTGATTACAAACATTACTATACATTCCCCAAAGGCACATATTTAGTAAATATCAACCTTTTTGCAAATCTTGAAGCATCAACTTCGAACGTTCTGGGCGTGGCATTGAATATCGAAGTAGATGGTAAAATAATAGCGAATCCATGGTTTAGAATGATTGATTCATATCAGAGCATTTCTTATCCTGTTATCATCAATGGAAGTAAGCTAAAAGTCACCATGTACTCAGGAAAGACAATTGAAATTGTAAATAATGCCAATCTTTCATATGTTGATTTTATGAGATTGAATTAATCAGCATACAATACTCCAATAGTCACAGTTCTGTTGGTGCATGAGTCACCATTGAAATCAGTATATAGAGTTTGTTTTAGTTGAATTATTGTACAGCACTGGCTGTTACGTGTCCGAACTTGCAATAGTCACCACAGATACGTGGTGTGAAAGGAGAAAATATGGAAATTAAAGGAATTGACGTATCATCTTATCAAGGCAATCCAGATTGGTCAAAAGTATCGAATTCTGGAATTAAGTTTGCAATTTTGAGAATCCATCAGAAATCCGGCACTGATGCATCATTCGAACATAACTACAAGGGCTGTAAATCCAACGGAATTCTTATTGGTGGATATAAGTACAGCTATGCTTTAACACCGGCACAGGCAGTTGATGAAGCAGAGGACGTACTTTCCGTTCTTTGCGGCCGTGGATTGGATTTTCCGATTTTCTACGATCTGGAATGGGCACAGCAGAGAAGCCTTGGGAAACAGGCTATTGAGAATATTGCAGTATCATTTCTGACCAGAATCAAGAAAGCCGGTTATAAGGTTGGCATCTATTGCAATCTTGATTGGTACAACAACGTTCTGACTGATGCACTGAAACAGTATGATTGTTGGATTGCTCGTTATCCAGCTAGTGATAATGGCTCTGTACAGGAAAGATTGCGTCCGAATGTCGGTGTAGGCTGGCAATATTCCAGCAAGGGAAAAGTTCCAGGAATCAGTGGTAATGTAGATATGGATGTGTTCTACAAGGACTATAGAGGAACGACACAGAAAGGAGAAACTAAAATGGTAAAAATCAGTAACTGCGGACATGATGAACACGGAAGATATGCAGGTGGGAAAGCAGGAGATCAGACTGGTACAGAATATCAGATTATGAACTGGTACAGCAGACCGTGGCTCTGTGTCCTAAGATTCAATGACGCCAAAATCGCAACCATGATTGCAGACATGGCAACAAAAGCGGCACAGAACAATCTCATCGGATACGATCAGGGCACTGTCGGAAACAGCAATGACCGGTATTCGTTCTGGCGGCACTTAAAGGCAAGCAATTATGATCCGGCACAGATTACAATAGCTTGTGAATCTGACTGTAGTGCAAGTACAGCAGCTATCGTCAAGGGGGCTGGGTATCGCTTAAATAATGCAAAACTGAAAGCAGTAAGCATCTATCTGACAACGCGAAACATGAGACAGGCATTGAAGAATGCAGGGGCAAAGGTACTGACAGATAAAAAATATCTGACTTCCGGCGATTATCTGAAAGCCGGAGACATTCTTCTGAATGACAGCCACCATGTAGCTATTGCAGTCACAAGCGGAAGCAAATCCAGCAATACTGCAAATAATACAACAACTACAATAACCACGAAAGGAGCCGGTTATATGTTTGAGCCAAAATTAGTAAAACTTGGAAGTGAAGGAACTTCTGTTCTGTTGCTTCAAGAGATTTTGATCGCAAGAGGATTTAAAGGAAAAAACGGGAAAGCACTGAGCTTATCCAGAAAAGCAGATGCAAATACCATTTATGCATTAAAACAGTATCAGAAATCCAGAAACGGGGTTCTGAGCGTTGACGGGGAATGCGGAAAGAACACCTGGAAAGATTTGATTGCCATCTAATAATTGGCTAATGGCATTGCCACCTTTTTGTCGCTGATAGGAACAAAAGACAAAACCGACTGGTACTACATCCGCATTGCCGGAAAGTATTTCGGATTTGTTTCCACGAAATATATTTGCAAAGTGTGATAAATGTAATATAATAAATATACCATAATTCAACTCCTCCCCAGAGTTTG